TCAATCGTGACACTGCCCCAATGGCTTCATCCCTTGCGTCCTTACGGTCGAAGAGTGTGCTGCGCGCCTCTGCCTTCAGAGCCAAAGCGTACTGAACGAGACGAACAATAGGTTTCTCCTTATCGCTGAGCGTGCCATTACGCAAAGCCTCCAGAAGGTAATCGGTCAGCTCATCGCCCATCTCCGGACGTAAGACAAACTCCTGAACATATCTCAAATCGGGGAGAAGCTGGATAAACTTCTCGCGATTCTCATAAATATCGACAAAGAGATTGAATGTCCGCGCGGTATTGATGAAAAGCCCCGCAACCTGATAGTAATATCTGCTCTGTTTCCAAAGCTCTATGAACTCCAGTTTCTGTGCGGCATCCTGATTCTTATCATCGGCAGCCTTTAAGCCTTCGTCCTCTGCCCATTCCTCAAGCGTCACGAGCAGTCTGTCCACAGCGCGATGTGCCTCCGTGTATAGTCTGCGCTTATATCTGTCAATCGTCTTTTCGTCGGCAGCGTCATAGCCACCAGTCTCCACGATGTTTAGTCCACTCTCATTAATACTTATTGCCGACACGTCGGCAGCGCGATATAGCATATCGAAGGCAACGACACGTTGACATAAATGGATTAGCTGAGCGGCAGCTGTGTTGCTCTGCTCTCCTCCGGGGAGTAAATCATCCTTGTCTTCCGTATCCTCATAAAGTTCAGTCACCTTATCGTAGAGTGGCTGTCCTACCTTTTCCAACAAGAAGTCGTGCTCACTGTTATCAATAAATCCCGCCAGTGGAGTGAGATTTTCGATAACGTGAGTAGGTATGAAAAGTCTAAGTTCTTCAGATGTTGTAAGAATCATTGCCGTAAGTTTTTAAACGTTTATACTTTCGTTTCCTCCAAGCCATTAGCGTTGCGGTCCAGAGTAGTGAGTGTCATCTGTCCGATTTCCCACTCCAGATGCGAATCCCATTCGTTATAATCTCTCACCAAATAGAGCGGCTTAAGCAGTAATCGCTGTGTCGGAACGCTCATCAGCTTCTTCAGCTCATACATTTCACGCTGCTGGGTACCGCCGCTGCTACTTGCCGAGATACTGTTACCGATAAGCACTGAGTGAATACCTAGCGCAAGAAATATCACGTTTGAAAGCTCCTCCAGCTCAGTCTTATTAGCGTCCGCCTCAGTCTTGTTGTTGATAGGTACGTCAACGATACGCCATGCATCATGCTCCTTACCGTCTGATCCGATAAAGGTGTATGAGAGAATAGTCTGACCATTGTTCTTCCTATCCTTCAGGAACTCGTTGATGTCATCAAAAATCCTGTTACGAAGATTTTCTCTGTCCTCGCTCTTATCCGCATTCTCCTGAAGGAACAACTTAGTCAGATACTCCGTATGTATATAGATAATCTTACCGGCAGAGTTACTATTCTCCTTAGCTATGGCTCTGTTCTCAATGATTGTTGAACAATAGCGGTAGACATCACCCTTGAGGATACTCCACCATGCTGGCTCCGGATAATAGGGGCGTCCCAACGATGGGTAAAAGCATGGCATAATGAAATGAGTCTTCTTTAATTGATCATCAGAATACAGCCTGTCCTCACGTGTCTTGGCACGCAAAGAGTGAAGCGGCTTCTCCGAACTGATAGCCGGTACCGGAGTTATCGTGTAGTCGGAAGCCAGTACATTGATATCGTTGGATAACCATTGATTACTTACATAAACGTAATTAATGCGATTGTTGCTATCCATACGTTCAAGTCGGCAGGTGCATCCGCTCTGATACTTCACAGCAATAATCTTAGTCGGTTCCTGATAGGTGTAACCCTCCTCATAATACTTCGAGCCCTTTTCCAACTGTATTACCGGGAAACAGATACCAAGATGACACATATCATTTGCCAACTCCGTCATCCATAAATCGAGGTTAGAGCGTTGCATGAATGCCAGAAGCTCATCATTCGTCTTCTGCCAAGTCTTATATTCTGTCTCAACCTCCTTAATCTCATCTTCCATTTGTCTGATAAGATCATTCCTGGTTTCACTCTTAACCACGTCATCCCCGGAGTTAAGAAGGTCGAGCATTGCCTTACGCTTATTGAACAATTCACCCTGAAGCAACTTACCCGCTGCGCTGTAGTCTACGCTTTCAGTCTTGATGCTACCGTTGACATAGTGATTGAAGCGGTACTTCGGACGTGGGCCAAGGCCGGCGATAACGTCTGTGTTGAACTTGACGCCGACTGCGGTATAGGGCAGCATGGACACGAGCAAACCGATAAGGTTAGGCAGGCGGTTGTTGGAGCCCCATGAGATATAGCCAAGTCCCTCGGTGCCACCTTCCACAGGTATTTCCGTGCCTATGGGCGTTGTTGCTGCGGGGTTGGCATATCCTTCGGGACCACCTCCCAGCATTGTGTTATAGACATCCTTCCAGAGTGAGGAGTGTTGGTCAATACGACTACCAAAGAGCTTACGTACCGGTGCGGTTACATATCCATCCTTCGCCATCTGAGCTGCCGTCTTCGCCAGCGATGCTGCAGGAGATTCACTATTTTTTATGTTACGTCTTGCCATACGATTCTTACTGTTTTTTATTACTCACAAATATAAATCCGTGTAGAAACGCTTTAGGGACAATCAATGAGATACGAAGCGCGTACCGTCCACCTCCATGATCAGGAAGTCGTAACATACACGTATCTCACCGCTGTTTACAAAGCGAATCTTGCGTTGATGCCTTTGCGGCACCGCCGACACACAAGTAACCATGCCCGATTCTATCTTTCCGCCGGCTGTGACGAATTTGATAAAAAATGGCATACGTTCCACGTTCTTGGCATTCTCCGGGGGATTATATCCGGTACATCTCGCTCCATGGGCGTCCGTCCACGTGAATTTCTCTGTGTAATTCCTGAGTAGCGTATAACTCATCGATGGTTCTTTTTTAGGCATATACTTATATATCTATTTATGTTATTAATCAATTACCACGCCGTGGAAGGCTTATTCCGTCCATACTGTGTTGGAAGTATTTTACACCGAGATAAAGCACATCAAAGGCATCCGTTCCATCCGTGCGGAGCTGTAGCGGATCAATCTCGGTTTCGATATACTTCTCCTTACTCTTATCCTTACGGAATCCGTTGATGCCAACCTGTACACCTGTATTCTCCATGGCGACAATCAGGGCCTCATTATTCTCTGTGTTGAAGAGGATGAATGGGTATGTAATGCCCGCCAATCCCTCATTAATATCCTTATGCTTCAGTTCATGCTGCATTGGTCGTCCCATATCGATGGGGCAAACGTCCCAGCCATAACGCTTAAGCTCCTCAATAACGACGTCCTTAAAATCCTGTTGCCCGCTGATAGCATAGCCCTTCTGCTTTGCCGTAGTATCATAGTAGAAGTAGACCACCTTATTGGTCTTCTTATGCGATTTATAATAGTCATTGAAGTCGGACACCAGTTCGCGGAGTTTCCTCTCGTTCTTTGTGAACATAGAACTAAGCACGTGGAGCGCATCCTTGCCGACACGCTCCGAGCGATAAACTTGGCCGACCACCACCCAGTTGATATTGGCGTTGTAGTCGAATGCGATATGTAGTGGCAGCTCTGGACGCAAATCACCGTCAAGTCGGCACGATTTTACCTTCTGAAGCTCTCCAAAGTCGGGAGTAGCATAATCGGTAGTTACCTGCTGCCCGCCAATAACGGTACTGGCTATCTTCAGATGCATTGCATCCTGAACCGCCGGACACGCCTCGGGCACATATCCATGAACGTTCTCAATGTCTAGCCTTGAATAGAAGCCGTCACTGCTATGTCGCTTCTTCATGTTAAGGATACTGATAGCAAACACCACCGGCGGGAGGTCACGCTTCATCTTTGCGATGTAGTCCACGCCGAGCAAATCAATGTTATCCAGCGTGGATGCCCTATAGAAGGCAAATGTGTTGCAACGCAAAGCATTTATTCTCTTCTGATAGCTCTTTGAACCACGAATGGCATTCATCTCAAAATACTCCTCATCTGTCATAAGGAACTGGTAGTTGAAGAGCAGCTCGGCATCTTCCTTCCGAATGAGATTATATGTGAGCAGCACATCAACATTCTGCTTCGTAATACCGGGGTTCGGCAGTACCTTGAATGCCCCCTTGCGCTCCATGCACGCCGCCGCTATCAGGCGCAACTCCTCGCGTTTCTCCACGGATGTAACCATAACTTCACGTCCGGACTCCTTTGCTTTACGGAGTAGCTCATTATAGTACATGACGCGGGTAGCGTAATGACCGAGCTCCTCCTGAAGCTGACGCGATGTTTTACCCTTGAATGGTCCACTCTCTATCTCAAGGTCGCACTTCTCCTCCTCCTTTTCCATCCAGTTGTCACGCAACGAAAGAGCTGCATCACTGGCAAAGAATGTACCCTTGTAGAAGGGATTCTCCTCGCTGAAACTGGGAGATCCGAGCGGATGGGTAATACCGGAGAGAGTCGGCATCACCTGACTGTCGAGCTTCGCCTTGTTAAGGAAGCGACACTCATCACCGATAATGTAGTTCACGGTCAGGGAGTTTGCGGAGCCGCGCACCTCAAGTGACACAAGGTACCAAACGAAACCATTATAGAATGATATACATCGGCTCCAGTCCTTTGGCTTAATGATTGGCTCATCAATCTTCAATTTCTTTGGCGGTCGTCCCCACCAGAAATGGACGCCCTCCTTCCATCCCCAAAAGCGTTCTATGGCAGCTATGGTACCCGGCACTGTACGAGTGAGCAACTGTTTATTGCTATTTCCGAGCCATATACCGGCACCGCGCGGCATACTCTGAACCACACGTCCGACCTGCGGGCCAATAGAACCATCAGTCTTTCCGAAACGTCGTGCAGCCAAAAGTCGCACATCCTTAGCACCAGAGTAATAGATCTGTTGCTGAAGCGCATTCATATATACATTTCTTGTCGCCATAATCTTAGTCGAATAATGATAATTGTCTTATCGTTTTATATTCTTGATTCATCGGAACAAACACCCGCTCCACCACCGGATTTACTGATGATGCGGAGAGTGTAGTGTTATGTTTAAAATCCGCAATACAGCGGAATCGGTCTCTTGGCATATCATAACTACTTACAAACAATGGCTGAGTCTGATGCTCCGCCCAGTCATAGAAGGCTTCGTAATCAAATACGCCGGCACCGACATAGTTACTTGTTCCTTCATAAGGTATATCACAGTAGATAATACTGTCTTCCGGTATCTCCACCGCTCTGTAATCCATTGAATAATGGGTGATTTTACCCCCCCATAAAGGCTTTGGAAGCGCATTGTGACGTTCCCAATGTTGCAATC